GCTTAAAAACGAAAAATTTGTAACGTATTGTTTGGTTGATGAATTTTAAATGCTACATTTGTAGAGCATAATTGTTTTTAGTGTTATTAGAAGAAGGGTTGCCAGTTGAAAGCGGTAACCCTTTTTTGTTTATCGTAACCTACATTTCGCTATTCGCGAATTAAGAATGTCAACTTTTAGGCTCAAAAAACTTGACTATTTGCCCACTTTATAGTTGAAAAAACTGGACATAATCGGTCATTAACCGACTTTAAAGTGTTGATTTGGCAACTTATAAGGGACATTAAGTGTTTTTCACCTACATTAAGTGGTTTACCTATGTAAACAAAACGCCAAAATCTATACACTACAGACGGCTTATGTATAAAATAAGGGTAAAACCTTACAAACTTTGTCACAAAATCAGGGTAAAACCTTAAGGTTGAAAAAAATATTTTAAAAAAATAGCTTGTATATTAAAAATTAATATTAGTTTTGTCTAAACATTTAAAACAATACTATGAAAGCAAACGAAATTATCCAGTTCATTCAAGCCAGAGAACGTCAACTCTGGGAGGAGTATTTAGAAGCACGTGATGCAAACGGAAACTTGCACGCAGTTACTAAAAGACACTACGCCATTTGGCAAGAAGTAAACGAAATGTTAAACCACATAACACAGAAATAATGAACACAGTAAAAACAATTATCGCAGAATGGAAAGAGCTTCCAGATTATGACAAGGATTTCTTCAAGCATATTGTGATTTTCTTTATTCCGATTGCTTCAATTTTTGTTTGGTTGGTCAGTACAAATACGCCGCCTGTATTGGATGCTAAAGTACCGAATCCGCAAACAGAAATGAAACCTAATTACGAACTCAAAGGATCTTGGGCAAAATACGCTGAAGGATGTTATAATCGTAAATACAATGACTAAAGAACAATACTATAATAACCAAGCTCAGAATATCCTGCATAAAACAAAACGCTTGCAGATCATTGTTGAGTACACTAACGAACCTTGCTTTGATGCTATGGTTGAAGAATTACGCAAGCATATCCTTTCCGGAACGCAAGAAATTGATCATACGTATAAATATGCTGGCAAGATGTTTTTAATGTACGGTAGACAAGATTACAAGCTATCGCGTGAAGTTGATATGGCTGATATAGATGGAATAACTTACCAAATCGTAAAATCAAGAATATGACACCAAAAGAAAAAGCAATAGAGATAGTTGACAAGTTTATGGAGCATACCGTTGAGTGGGACAACGTAACCGAATATGCTTTTGATAGTGAATACCACGCCAAGCAATGCGCTTTAATTGCAGTTGATGAGCAAATAGAATTACTGCTAAATATAAATCCATATATGGCATTTCCGGAACAAATTAAATACTTACAAGAAGTTAAACAAGAAATAAATAAACTATGACAAAAGAATTAATCAATGCAGCTAAAGTATTTATGTTGTCTTATATGAGCGATGGGAAAACGAGGGTACCATCAGATTTTGATTGGGATATCTTAGGTGATTCGGAAATAATGGTATTTGGAATGCCGAGATGGAACGGTACGCCTTTTTTCTATGCCTTAGGAGAATTAGTTGAAGAAGGTAAAATAATACACGAAGAACTAAAAGACGGAACACAAACGTATAAAATAAATAAACTATAAAATGGAAAAAGAAGAATACACCGAAGCAGTAAAGCGTAATTTAGAAAAGCTAATCGTACTAACTGCAATACTCCCAGTGCTTGGGGATTACATTGAAGATCTTAACGATGCTAATATCTTTAAAAAGAACGTCAAACGCCGAGCTAATATGTTTCTGGATGAGATCAGAAAAACGGATAGGCTAATAATTGACAGTGCCGATGCAGATGCTCAGAACCAACAGATTGATATTCAACGTGCATTTAGACAATGGGTAAAAGAAAACTTTACTTTTGATAAGTTATTAAAATAATTGTTATATTTGTACGGGTTAGAGTCTCAAACATAGTTAACCTAAAGGTATTATTGAACCCTTATAATGAAACTGACGTGAGACTCCAGTGGATTTATAAGGGTTTTTCTATTTAAGTACAATGAGAGATACAATGATTATTTACCGCAGTTTTTACGAAGCTATCAAGGAGCTGCCAAAAGAAAACCAAGCTGATATATGGAACGCAGTTTATGAGCTGGGATTAAACGCAAATGAAGTTGAATTACAAGGAATCAGCAAAACAATATTTACTTTAATTAAACCTCAAATTGATGCTAATCTTAAGCGATTTGAAAACGGAAAGAAACCAAAGACAAAGCAAAAAATAAGCGAACCAGAAGCAAAACCGAAGCGAAAAGTAAGCGAAACTGAAGCTAATAACAATAACAATAACAATAACAATAAAAATATAGTTATACGCAAACAGGAGTTTGCTGAATCATTACAACCTTATGTTGATACTTACGGAAAGCAGATGTTAAATGAGTTTTATTTGTATTGGACAGAACACGGAAGTAAAGATCACAAAATGCGATTTGAAAAAGAGAAAGCATTTGGTATTGAAAGAAGATTACAAACTTGGCAACAAAATAAAAATAAGTTTGGTAGTTTTACAGACGACACTGAGCCACGAGAATTACAAATACTAAGACAATATGCTAAAAAACAAGGGTGATTCAATTCAGTACCTACTGGATTATAAAGACGGAAAAATTAAACAGGGTTTAGGTATCGGATGCTATTTAGACGAACATTTAAAATTCAAACCTAAACAAGTAAACATCATTTTAGGACACGACAACGTAGGCAAGACGTATTGGATTAATTGGTATTTTTTAAACCTCGCATTACAACACGGATTAAGCTTTTGTTTATGGTCCGGAGAAAACCAAAAAGGCCAGATATTAAGAGATCTTGTACAAATGTATTCCGGTAAGCCATTCAAGCAATTAAGTTACGATGAGATCCACAGGCATACCGCTTACTTAGAACAGTTCTTTACGTTTGTAGACAATTCAAAGCTGTATAAACCAGAAGAACTATTTGATTTGTTTGTACAATCAGAGGCAGATGTTTGTTTGATTGATCCATTCACGGGACTTGATCGGCAAATGACCTTTGATGGCAATTATACTTTTATGAATAACGCTCGACAGTTTGTAAATAGCACCGGAAAAACTTTGTACATAAATACCCACCCAAACACTGAATCAGGCAGGAACGCAAATTTATATCAAGACGGAGATTGGAAAGGACATTTGAAACCACCGCTTAAGGATCACATTGAAGGCGGCAAGGCTTTCCTTAACCGATGTGATGATATGTTTGTAATACACCGTTTAATTAAGCATCCAGAATGGAAATATTCAACTTGGATCAACGTGGAAAAAGTCAAGGATACAGAAACAGGCGGCAAGCATACACTTTTGAATGAGCCAATTATTTGTAATTTTAACTCCGGTATTGGTTTTGAAATTAACGCAGTTGATCCGCTAAAGAACTTCAGAGTAAAACCACCAGTGCAACTTAAAACACCTTTTTAAAATGGATTTATCACTAAAAATATTATGGGCCAAAAACACTATTTGGGTAGTGCGTGAACGAATTAAGAACGTAAGAGAAAAGCTGGAGATTGACAAACCGGATGCCAAAGATTATATTAACGGAAGTAAGGAATCAGAAGAGCAGTTGCTCAAGACTGAATTGGTTATAATCGAAATGGAAAACGAAATAAAAGGACTAAACCGAGAACTTAACCAACTTGCAAGACGTAACGCTCAACTTAGAGTGGCATATCAGGAACTAAAAGACGAATTAAAATTCAAAGACAGAGATCTGTAAGTATACGCTTAAGCATATAAATAGACTAATAAATACGAAAATATACGCAAAAACATATAATTATGAGAAAGACAACAACACAATGGTTTTTAAAAGAGTTTAAAAAACAAATAGCATTTGAACCAAATTCAGAGCTTGATATTTGGATTAAAGATTTAGAAAAGCAAGCAATCAAAAGAGATAAAAGGCAAATCAAAAACATATTCAAAGACGGATGCATACATAGAGAACGATACCAAAGTATGAACATATCAATAGAAGCAGAAGATTATTTTCTCGAAAAATATACTAACGAAATACCAAATTATTTTAGAAAATTTACTTTTAAAAGACGATGAATGACAAAATACAATGCTTCACCTGTTTCAAGTTCAGAGAAACAAAACACTTTGACGATAACCACCGAGAATATCAAAGACCATCGCAAAAAGGAAAGTTATTCAGTTGCCGCAGATGCACACGAGCAAGAGTGCTGCGTGAATTACGAGCAGTGCGATATGACTTTACAGAACGAAAGTTTGTAATATACCATTTCAAGAATAAAAATAAAGCATTAAAATTCCTAAAAGATGCCCAGATGCAAAAATTGTAAGCAGAAGTTTGAGCCTGTACGTTTTAATCAAAAATTTTGCTTTGATCCGGAATGCGTTAAAGTATGGGTAAGTGAAGCAAAAGATCAGAATTGGAAAAAGACGAAAAAGAAAATGAAAGCTGAAATTGAAACCGTACAGGAATTAATGAAAGCAGCTCAGATTGTATTTAATAAATACATACGAGAAAGAGATAAAGCTCAACCTTGCATTAGTTGCGGATCAAAGCTGGAAGATAAATTTGACGCCGGACATTATTTTAGTTCTGGAGGACATAAAGCAGTAACCTTTTATGAAGATAATGTACACGGTCAATGCGTAGCTTGTAACCAATGGAAACACGGAAACCTTATACAATACCAAATAGGAATTGAGCAGCGTATTGGAGGAGAAAGATTAATGCAGTTACACGAAAAAGCCCATAAGTCAGTAAAGTATACCAGAGAAGAACTCAGAGATCTAATTAAACACTATAAAGAAAAAATTAAGCAATTATGAACGAAGCTAAACTATTCGACTATTTAAAGCAAACTTATTTTCCGGATCTAATCCGAGCAGATGATCAATATAGCAGGTGGGATTGTTATAGCAATCAGTACAAAACACGAATAGAATTAAAATCAAGAAATACGCATTACTCCAGCTTAATGATCGAAATAGACAAATACACGGAACTTATGGCCCATTACACAATATTCAACAACATACCACTATATATAAACTCAACACCAAAAGGAGTATTTGTTTTTGATTTACGTTGGATTGAACCACAATGGCAAACAGATAGCAGGATGCCAAAGACAACTGAATTTGAAAATACGGAACGGATTGAGAAAACTTACGGAATGCTGGATATTAGTTTGGCTAAAAAAATTTAAAAATATTTTTTGGAAACTATTTTATATTGAAAAATAATATTATATTTGTTCTATAATTAATAACACAAAACAAAAAGCATTATGAAAACAATTGAACAACAAAAACAAGAATTAACAAAAGTTGCAACAGAATTATTTAATAATGGCAAGACAACTGATTTTGTAATTGAATCATTAAACAATTATGTATTGAATAGTAATTTTTCATTTGAAATTAATGTTGATGCCATACAATATTTAGCAAAACAAAATTTAGGTTTATTAAAATAATTTAATCAAACGAGGGGTGCGGCTCGGTAACGCACATTTTAAAAACTAAAAACAATGCAAACAAAAGAACAATTATTATTAGGAGTAAAAGGTTCAGACTTAGAAAGCTGGATATTAGTACAAAGAGCTTACCAAAAATTTGCTCAAAAAGAAGACATAATGGATTACGGATTTAATACGATATCCGGTTATGTTTACATAGCATTAGAAAATGGAATTTCAATAGCTTCTTGTTTCGGTCAACCGGTTGAATATATTACCTACGATTTTGAAAACGGAGATGAAGAGTTTTTTGAAACGTACAAAGAAGCATATAATTCAATAAGATCTTAGCTATGGAATATACATATTTGCCAGATACGCATACAATATTTGAAGCTAACGGAGAACTTCATTTGGTTTCAAATGAAAAAACTGTAATTATTGATTGCGAAATGCTTTACAATGATCTACCTTTTATTGTTGAGTTAGTATTAAATGCAAGAAAAGAAAGAACCAAACTAATTGAAAAAGAATTAATTGAAGTAATAACCCCTAAAAACAAACAAAATGAAAAATTTATTTAAAAGTTTAGCTGCATTTCAGCAAGAAGTTCCGGTAATTCACAAAGGAACGCAAGGATTTGGTTACTCGTATGCTGATCTTCCAGCAATATTTGACAAAATCAATCCACTATTAAAAAAACACGGATTAGGCTTTACGCAGTTACTTAATTCAAAGGATGGTATTAATTACTTAGATACCGTTATTTATCACGTAGAAAGCGGAGAAAGCCTTGAAAGCCGAACTGAGATCCCAAGCGTAAGTTTAAAAGGTATGAATGACTATCAGTCGTTTGGATCTGGCGTGACCTATTACCGCAGGTATGCATTAGCAAGTAGCCTTGCATTAGTAACGGACAAAGACACGGATGCATCCGGAGAACAAGTAAAGAAAGAAAAGATATTACCAAGTATTGACGAAAAGAGATTTCAAGAAGCAGTAAAAGCAATTATAGCTGGATCTTACAAGCGTGAAAACTTAGAAAAGGCATTTGCATTAACACAAGGTCAAATTGATATCTTAAACGCACTATGAAAGTTAGAGCCTCTGCTTTAGGTAAAATGATGGCTACTCCCCGATCAAAAGGGGAGCTACTTTCTCAGACCGCTAAAAGCTACATTAAAGAAGTAGTGTTACAGGATAAATACGGAATTTACAAAGAGTTCAATTCCAGATACACGGATAAGGGTAACCAAACAGAAGATGAAGCAATACAATTAGTTGCTGATGTTTTGGATCTTGGATTTGTATTTAAGAATGAAGAGAAATTCCAGAATAATTTTGTTAAAGGCACTCCGGATGTAATTACAAATGATCTAATTATAGATACTAAGGTAAGTTGGTCCGCAAGTACGTTTCCGTTCTTTGAAGATGAGTTACCAAACACGGATTATTATTGGCAAATGCAGGCTTATATGTGGCTAACCGGTAAGCGTAGAGCTTTGGTTGTTTACTGCCTAATCAATACACCTTATTTAATCCTTGAGGATGAGATCCGCAGGGAACACTGGAAGCAGAATTTAATTGACGAAAGCCAAGAGTTAAGAGCTTACGTTGAGGCCCAGCATAACTTTGATCACATACCTAAACACGAAAGAATCAAACAATTTTATGTAGATTACAACGAACAAGATATTGAACGGGCAAAAGAGAAAATACAAATAGGATCAGTATTATATAATCAACTAATGAATCAATGAGAAAGAAAGTAAACAGGTATTTTATTGCAATTATAAATATTTACGATGACAATTTTAAGCTATTAGAAGAACGTATTAACGACTTAATGCAAGAAATGAATGTACATTACATTGTAAATTATAGCAATCAAGATCCTGTTTTAATTCAAGAAGTTGACGAGTTGGTATTTAAAGACGAACTGGCACAATTTAATTAATATGAAAGCAACATTTAAGCAAGTAAACGATGCTCACGCATTACTTAAAGCTATTGCGTTAATGCATAGCTATCAAACTATCCAAAACATATTTGGAGAAGGATTAGATATTTTATATCGAGCCTTGCAAGAAGTAGAAGTATATAACGAAAACACGGAACAATGAAACAACAGATTGAAGATCCAATAGTAATGAAAGTTTTGGCAAAGTACGCAGAACGTTCCCAGAAAGGAATTGAAAAGTACGGTACTATGTTAACACGAACAGACCTAAATTTAATTGACTGGCTTACGCATTTACAAGAGGAGTTAATGGACGCGACTTTATACGTAGAACGACTAAAAGACGAAGTAAAAACCTTTAAGCAAGATGTAAGAAGTATGCCGTAGACGTGCGGAACGTAGCCTACCGAGTAAGTCGGTTCTCATCGTAGGGAGATAGGTTAGCCTTCCGAGAAAAAGGCATTTTTTAAACCTTTAAACAACAAGAACAATGAAAACAGCAGTAGAATATTTATCGTATATGTATGCTCTTCAAGGTACTATATACCAAGTTGACATTGATAAAGCGTTAAAAATGGAAATAGAACAAATTGTACAAGCATATGCAAATGGACAATCAGATACAATAAAAGCATTTAAACTTGAAACCAATGAAACTAAATAAAGACGACCGCAGAGAAGAGATGGCAGCTTGGGGAACTATTGTACTAATATCAGTAGTTCTTTCTTTAGCAATAGCAGCAATAATTAGTAACCTTTTAAAATAAACATAATGGAAAACAAGTTAAACACTGGAGCAATCTTTAAAAACGACAAGAAGACGAGCGACAAGCACCCTGATTACAGAGGTAAAGTAAACGTAAACGGTAAAGAAATGGAAGTTGCCCTATGGGTAAAGCAAGGTAAAAACGGAAGTTTTTTCTCAGCAGCATTCTCTGAGCCTTATGTAGCACCACAAAACACACCATTAGTAAATAATGATGATGATCTACCTTTTTAAGATATGAGCAGAAAACAGTTAGAAATTATTGGAAGCGGTACG